CAGTACCATATTTTTAACTTCTCGTTCTCACAAGGATTTTCATGCTCAGGTTTGAGTTTATGTACGGAGGAATCCCTGGCGCCATTGACGCTCGAGACTACTTCGTGTCTGAACCCGCAATCGATCAACGACCGGAACAAGCGAAAGCGCGCGAGGTTATGGATCTGAACGTCCCCCCCGTGGGGCGGCCTCAGAAGAAAGTGCTTGTGACAGCGCTAAAAGCTAATCCCAATGTGGAATTGACGGGAGTCATTCACAAGATGGACCCAGGCCGAGCACCTAACGCTTGTCATACTCGCTCGTTGAGTGTGATGCGCTTAATCGCAAAGTGGGAGGACAATGCATCGGCAGAGATGAAGAGGGAGTTAGCGAAAGCGAACAACCTCTTCTTTTATGCCGGGTCTGAAGAGGGTTGGATTCATAGAATGAGTGAGAAAGGTGCAGCAAGCTTCCCAGAATTCGACGCAGAAGACTGGTCCGAGGCAGCTGAACTCGTCTATGAGGCTTACCCGTTGAATGCTGTGAGTGAGATTGTAGTGGCGCCGAAAGGCTACGCTCCCAACCTCCAGGCATCAACAGGTTACCCTACTCCGGGCTTGACCAAAGGGCAAGACAAGGACAGAATAGGAGCAGCCCGTTTTGCCATCGAGGCTCACGGGACCTATGAAGCCCTTGCGAGGGCGGAAGGATGGAAGAAGGCTATCTTCATGTTGAAAGCTGAATTGCACGACATTAGGACTATTCGAGAGAAAGCTCGCGCTTACTTTTGTTTCCCGGGGCCAACGTCGACTTGGGTCGGTGCATTCATGTATCAATTTACACATGGATGTAAGACGTTTGCTGACGACCCCAACTGTACTAATCTTGTGGGAACCAGCTTCTTCAGGGGAGGTGCCTCTAAGATCTGGACGTCTGTGGAAGCTGTCGAAGAGACTGCCGCCTGTTTTTATGGGGACGACGGGCTAATCATCATCGTGATGCCGTCCGGTCGGCGGTATGTCTTCTTGCCCGATGTGACAGCCATGGACATGAACACACCTGATGGGTTTAAAGAGCTGTGGGTTCAGCATGTGTGTAAATTCTGGAAGGGCGACGAGGGTGACACGTTGTTCAACTCTGGAATAGACGTCTATAACACTTTGCTGAACGACGGAGAGTACATACTCCCCTATGGAATAGAGGCCAAATTGAGAAACTTCTCAACTACCGGCCTTACTTCCAACACGCACTACCAGAGTTTTGTTAACGCAATTATCTGGTTCAAGATGCTCAGGCCCATAGTTCTCAGCGGTGTTGCTTCGGCGAAACCTGAAAACAACGCAACAGAGGACTACCAGGCTGTCAGCAGGATCACTTCTGCTTTGTACGAAGCCATGGAGAAAGTGGGCCCCAAGTGGAAACCGGGGGCAAACCCTACCAAGCTCCGACACAAGATAGAAGGGCTCTTGGGCCACAACCTGGAAAAGACCAGCGACGGTATCGTGCTCGCCTACGTGCCACCGCTGCGAGTCTTGGCTTCCCTCCTGAACGACAAGATACGCCCGAAGAAGGACGCGACTTCCCTCTTCGTAGCGTATGCGAGGGGTATAGCCTTGGCCGTAGCTGGCGGGTATATGCACCCTAGCTACTTCACGCTACTCAAAATGCTCTATGAAGAGTGTGTCTCGTATGGTCAAGTTGCGGCCAACGAGCACAAGGAGAAACTATGTAAGTTAGGCGCCTCCTCGGGTTTAGGCCTAGGTGAGGATGAGGCCCGCCTTACAGGGGTCTTCCGCCTTCGAGGCAATGCTTTTGAAATAGCAAAACCGGTCACGAAAGAGTTAATTGTGCGCCTTCGCACCGAGGAAACGAGAACCCCTTTGACTGCGCTTTTTGAAAGTGTGATTGAAGGGCTTCATGGTGCCCGG